CTTCATATCTTCTTTAGCCATCATGGACTCCTATGAAACCGTTACTGTTACCGTGCCAACACTCGTGGTTCCGACCAAGTAGTTGAATGTTAAAACAGTATAAAAACTGCTGGCTCCACCAATCGGAGCCCAAACCCACTGAATGTCCCTAGACCCCCCAGCAGGATAGCCATTTATGTCTGTTCCTGAAGCTACATAAGACACATCGGGACGGGGCTCGCGCACTGCTTGCGGGTCATTAATCGGATACAAACCTAATGATAGCTGAGGTTGGTCCGGGTCCCAACAAGTAGGACAGACTTTAATCTGGAATAGCTTTGTCTTAATGACCTCTTTCTTGAGCTCACTAAGTTTGTATCGTTGCCCGCACCGGTCGCATTCTGCAATCGCGTACTTGCCAGAAGCGTATTTAGTAGCCACGCTTCACCTCAATAGAAGAGCATTCTTGGGACAAACCGGTCCGAAGCTTTCTCCCGATCTTCTTGGGAGGCCAGCAGCCACTGCTGCTCATACTCATCTTTCAAGAACCCAACCCGTGTAGGGTCAGCGTCAGGCCGCTTAGCCGCGATGTAGAACGCCAAGCCTGCAACCATGCAGGGAATCAACCGGAAAGGGATGTCTTCGACGTTCACGCCGTTCCCAGCATCCTGCAACCGGCGTAGCCGCCAGTACACAAAGGTGTAGTTACCACCTGCATCAGGGGTGGGCCAGACGTTGATACATGGCAAGTTCTGGACGTAGATAGCTACTCCAGATGTATGCGCCGCTGCCGTAGTCCCGTTCTGTCCGCGCAGGCAGTTAATCAAGCTGCTGCCACTGACGTTGGTGTACCCAATGGTTTCCGAGTCAATCTTGATGTAACCAGTAGTGGTTAACCCTGATACGTCACTGAGCGTGATGGTCGTATCTGTGCTGGTAATTGTGGAGCTTAGGGTTACAGACGTAGCGTTAGTTTGCGCCGACTGGCGGTTTACCCATACTTGGATAGGCCGACCATTGGTCAGCTTGTTCGGAATCGTCGAGTAGGTGGACTCGGAAATGCGAGTGATGTTGATGTCCGACTGCGTACTAGCTGTGCCGTTGTTTTGACGGATAACGTGGTCTAGCAGGTCGATTGTGTCTGCTGGTAGGGGGTAGATAGCCTGACCCGTAACCATGGCGATAGCGCCTTCTTGGATGGTCCACAGGTTGATGCCCCGATTAGCCCACTCGATCGTCAGCAAATTCAAAGACCGCCGCGCTGTACGAAACTCATAGCCCGTACGCACCTCAACACCGGCCCGCTCATAAGCCTCCTCAATCAGGTCATTGAGGTCTAGGTTAAAAGTAGTCGTGCCGGTGGTGTAGGCCATTATTTCTTCAGACCTTTAAGCGTCTGTGCCAGGCGGGCACGTTGACCCGTCTTGCCGGGGGCCTGTGCGGCCTTAGCAAGCTTCTTAGCGGGGATAGGCTTATCACCCTTCACACCAAGCGATGCACGCAGTGCGCCGGGCTTCTTGATTGCTTTCTGAATCCATTTCTCAGCCATTATCTGTACCTCGCTGTTTTACTTGCAATGCTCTTGGGTTGCGCTACGAACTGTTTACCTGCTGCTTTACCGGCCCGTTTGGCTTTGGTTGTTGCAGCGTACTCGGCGGGGGACAAGGACTTTATAGCGGCTTCAGGGAGGTATCGCTCACCTGTTTTTGACGACGGCTTCCCTGACTTAGTGCGCCATTTTTGGTCACCCCAAGCTTTGAGGGATTGCTGCGGCGCTTTCAATCTCTGTATCCCCCACCAGCAGCCTTGTACTTCTTGGCTACAAGCTGTGCTTTACGGGCCGACCACTGCCCAGCGCCTGTGCCTTGCGTAGCCGCAGCCTTCACTTGAGACACGATACGCTTGCGCAAGCTCGGCTTGGTGTAGTTGCCAGCAGCATTGACCCCACCACCTTCAGCGTACATGGTGACATCGTTCGGATTATCCTTGCGGACGATCGTTTTCGCCTTCGGCATTTTTGAAGGAGCAATGTCACCCATGCCGCGCGACGGTCTCACTTTTTGCCCCTAGCCATTCCACCGCCGCACATGATCATTGTGCCTTTGGTCTTACCGCGCTGAGCAATGCCATCTGCACGGCTAGAGGCTGAACCGCCTTTAGCCATTTTGGGAACGCCACGCATGCCTTGACCAGCACCGGCAGACTTGGTAGGGCTGGGAGGAGTGCTATCAGCAGCGTTATAAGCAGCGTCTTTCTTTGCCTGCATTTTGGCATCCATCACTTCGTCATAGTTAGATGGTTTTTTGTCATCAGCCATGGCTAACTCCTTAGCACTTACCGCCGCGCTTCATTACAACGTCTTTGCCTTTGGTCTTGCCTTTGGAGGCAATGCCATCAGCGCTCTTGTGCCCAGCAGCTAAGCCGCCAGAAGCCATCTTCTTAGTAGCACCGCCTTTTTTCATCATCATTTGCTTTTTGTCCATCGCCATGTCGGCTTTGGAACCTTCTTTGACGCCTTTTTTCTCAACGTCTTTACCAGATTTTTCAAAAGCAGCCATGCTCATACCGCCTTTTTTCATACCCATACCACCCATAGGGGCAGCGGGAGCCATAGGCGCGCCGCTCATAGCAGCTTTTTTCTTAGCTATCATAGCCATCATTTTGGGGTCCATTTGTGTAGCCATTTCACCACCTCGTTTAAAAGTTTTGCCTTTATCGGCCTTGCTAAAATCTTGCCCCACAGACTGTGGGACTCCTGCCTTCTTGGCAAACGATGGGTTGTGGGCCACCGCCTCCATGAATCTATGCTGCTTTGCACTACTGCTTGGCATCACTTCCCCGCTTGAATAAGCTGGTCAATTTTTGCTTCAAGCTTGTTAAAGCGTTGGTCAATGTGGTCAGTAATGCGCTGAATTTCTGATTGAGTAACGTAATCACGGGCAATCTCCTCGCGGGTTTTATTAAGCAGTAGGTTGAGGCGGGTAAACTCAGAGAACTTCTCTTTTAGCAAGAAACCAATGACTGCCAAAGCCATTGTAAGACCTGAAGACCAAATTGTGTTTAGATTTTCCATTTAGCACATCCTTCCTTTGGTCTTGCCACGTTGGGCAATGCCATCTGCACGGGAAGATGCACTGGATGCTTTACCGCCTTTAGCATACGAGTACATACCGAGGGCTTTGGTTGCATCTTTCCCCTTTTGTGTTGAAGCAGCGGGGTTGCTCCCAAACAAAGCTTGTCGTGCAGCCTGTGTGTAAGGGGTTTCGGGAACATTTTCACCATATTTTTTATCTAAATACTCATTGAGTTCGGGCACTTTTTCAAGCACTTTACCCATGCCCTTTGCCGCAGTTGAAAAAACACGTTTACCAACACTCGCTTCTTTCCCACGACCTTCATTGCTGTAATCTTCTGTGTCTTGTTTATTTGCCATGTCGTTCTCCTAGCATTTCCATCTTGCAAGTGAAGCCGCCTTGCGGGTGGGCTTTCCGTTTTCATCTTTCATCGGACCGGGCATGCCAGACATGCGTGCACAGAACGATTTCTTGCGTGGGCCACCTTCAGGTTGCGGGGCTTTGAGGTTGCTACCTGTGGCAGCGTTGTACTTGGCACGGCCTTTGGCAGTCAAACCCGCCCCTTTGGAGACGGGTAGTTTCTCACCACGACCAACTGCAAGGGAGGGGTTCTTCTTAGCCATTTACAACTTTCAATTTGGATTGACGGATGTTTTGGATTAAGGGGGTTACAACCTCTTCATAGAAGTTGTTTGTGAATTCTTCCATACCGATATGGGGTAAGCTAATCTCTACGTCGATATAGACCTCATAGCCCATCGCAGTGGCGCGGTCACAGAACAAATAGTCTTCTCCAACGTACTGTCCATCCACAATGTCAAAGTCAAAGACAGCGGACATTGTTTCATTCTTGCCCTTGTTCTCGTAGCTCCACTCAGGATGGGCCGCAACCATCTCTTCGATGACATGACGTTGGATAAGCATGAACCCCGTACCAACGCGCTTCACGCGCATCAAAGAGCCATCAAACACCAAGTCACCATTGCCATCAAGGTACAGGTCTGTAAAGAACTTCTTGTCTTTGGCGCGGCGAGGATAAGCCCCAGCAGAGATGTCCTTCTGTCCACCTTGTGCAAGGAGCCGCATTACGTCGCTAGGTTTGACTACAACGTCAGCATCAATAAAAAGCAAGTGGGTTGAGTCGGTCTTCAAAAACTCATGCACTAGGGCATTGCGGGCCATCGTGATGATTGAACAGTTGGAGATGTCCGACAAAAATATGTCCACACCGAACCTAGCCGCCTCGGGCACTAGCTGAGCCAGTGCAAAAGCCGTCTTGATGTTCAGTTTGCCATCATATGCTGGGATGCCGATAAACAGCTTGTTCCCAGCCAGACTTGCTTGTTTGACTTCAGCCATAGAAAACGCTCACAGCAGCCATATTAACCATGTACGCATA